ATGTTAATTGCGGGTTCTCGTTTGTATCAGGCTCTACATGCTGCTCACTTCTCACCTCAAGGACCTCTTACAAAGGGTTACTGGGCAATTTCTCGCACAGGAAAGATGGCTGCAACTGTTTACACCATCACCCCTATTAAAGAGCGTGACTTGGAAGAAGACTGGAAAATTAATCCAGAGACTGCTGCTGCGGTTGTTGAAAACACACAACCATACACCGCTGATGCAATTCGTAAACCAACTTGGGAAGAGTTGGACGAAATTGCTAATTCACTTATCTAAAAACTAAATCACTTTAACACTTAATAGCAGGGTAGGACGTGCCCTATCCTGCTATTAAAAAAGGAACCCACAATATGAACATTATTACCACTACAGAAGCTTTATCAGAAATGGTTAGTCACTATCTAACTCAAGACGCTTTTGCTTTTGACGTGGAAACTGTGGGACCACAAAGAGGTCTAACTCCAGTAAACGAAGTTCTTTGGATTACTTTTGCAACGCATGGTCGTTGTGATGTAATTCCTATGGGACATCCAAACGGAGAGTTTATAGAAGAAGTATTTCCTCTCACGGGACAAGGAGAGATTAGAAAACAGGAGGGTTTGGCGCTACGGCTTAGCGACTATTCAAGAGATAGTAAGAAGGCCACTAAAATATTTGGACCAGCGCCAGACCAACTGTTTCCTAACGAAGTGTTTTCTGCTTTAGAGCCCTTGTTGTTTGACGATAGTAAATTGACTATAGGTCACAATTTAATTTTTGATTTAACTTCTATTGCTAAGTATTACAAAGGTCGAGTACCAGAACCAGCTTACTTTGATACGATGGTTGCTTCTTTTATTGTAGACAACCGTAATAAAAATAAATGCGGATTGGACGATTGTTTAAAGCGTGAGTTCAACTATGAGATGGTCAAAGGTGTAGGAAAAGAGGTAGAAAAGTACTCTTTTGAAGAAGTTGCTAAGTATGCCTATTTAGACGCTAAGTACACATTTTTACTTTGGAAAACGCTACAACCACGACTAGAGGCTGCTGATTTAACTAAGGTGTTTTCTTTAGAGATGGACGTTCTTAGAGTTCTTTGTGATATGAAACTTACAGGTGCTGTAATTGACGTAGAAGCTTTGTCTTCTTTACACGCATCTTTAGAGTCAGATTTAGACAAGACTAAGGCTTCTATCTGGAAAGCCGCATCTCGTGAATTTAATATTAACTCTAATCAAGAAAAACAACACATTTTGTATGGACCTAAGGACGAAGGTGGTCGAGGTCTAAAACCTAAAATTTTAACTCCAAAGGGAGAAGATGCAGCTAAAGCAGGCAAAGAGCTATTAATAGAGCATTATTCGGTATCTGCTGAGGCTTTAGAACCATACAGAGACAAAGACGCATTAGTAACCGCGTTACTTGAGTACTCTGATTTAAACAAGCTTTTGACTACGTATGTAACTCCATACTTAGGTGGCGATGTAGTTCGTACGGTTTCAGGAAAATCTAAGATAGAACATAAAGATAGTCTTTTAATAAACGGAAAACTTCATTGTGATTTTATCCAACACGGAGCAGAGACAGGCCGTTTTTCTAGTAGAAACCCAAATTTACAAAACGTTCCAGCCCCTCACACACCAAATGGAAAAGCTATTAGAAACCTGTTTGTTGCTCCAGAAGGTCACTCCTTAGTAGTAGCCGATTATTCTCAGATTGAACCTAGAGTAATTGCTTCGTTTAGTGAAGACCCAATTATGATGAAGAACTATCTAGAAGGTGGAGACATCTATACAACAGTTGGCGACACCATGGGAGTGGACAGAAAAGCAGGTAAAGTCCTAGTTCTTTCTATGGCTTATGGAGTAGGTCCTGACAAGATTGCTAAGTCTATAGGTTGTTCTGTAGCAGCAGCACGCGACTTGCTTAATAAGTTTTCTGAGAGATTTAAGACTGTAGCAAGTTACAGGTCTAAAGTTTTAGGGGCTACTAGACAAGGCAGGCCTCCTTATGTGACCACCATAACCGGTCGACGTAGGTATTTGCCAGAGATATTTTCTAAGGACCCAGGCGTTAGAGCTGGAGCAGAACGTCAAGCTTTTAATACTAGAATACAAGGAAGCGCCGCAGATATTATTAAAATAGCTATGGTGCGGGCTCATACAATGTTACCAAAACAGGCTAAGATTACGCTTACCGTCCACGACGAACTGGTTGTAACAACTCCAGATAACTTAGTAGACGAAACAGTTTCTAAACTAAGAGAGGCAATGGAGGGTATTCATGTGTTAAAAGTTCCATTGATTGCTGATATTACTGTAGCTAAAAGATGGGGAGATGCTAAATGAAGTTTCCATTTTTTAACAGGTTTTCCGAAAACAAAGAGCCTGACTGGGTAGTAACTAGAGATTCAGTTCCTTTATCTACATTAGCTAGATGGTACATATATGATATGGGTATTGAAGAGCCAAATAAATTTGGGGGTAAAGTATTTAATTTAAACCCAATTAGTAGTGAAGGTAAAGAAAAAGAAGAAGAAGATAGCGTTAACAGGATGGGTTTTGTTATTCCTATACTTCCTTTTTTAAGCGTTATGGCAGAGTTAAACGCAAAAGCTATTGCTGAAGTTCAAAAGTCTGACATGATAAAACACGGTATGCCAGAAGACGAGGTAGATACTGGACTTGTTGAAACAACACAGTTCTATCAAAATATTGGGTTTGCTGCGCTAATATCTAGTTACGCAGCAGCTGCTGAGTTGGGTTTAATTGACATATCTGGTACATTTACAGACATAGATGAAATGGATAACAAATGAGCGATTGGTGGTCAAAAAAATTAGGAACGAATACTACGACTCCTCAAAGTACACCGTATATACCTCAAAACACTCCTCCTGTTGTACAACCCGCTCCACAAACGCATACCCCATCTGGAAATCGTCTGCCAGAAAGCGCGATGACCAGTTCAAGATGTCCACATTGTGGGAGTGGAAACTACGGAAAATCAAGCCCTGATACAAGAGCAAGATGTTATGAGTGCGGTTACCCAATACAACAATCAGGAACTGGAACTCCAGGTGTTCGGCTGCCTAGCAACGGTGCTGCTGAACCAACTAAACAAATAGACACATCAAATAACTTTAACCCAACAACTATCATTGGGAAGATTGAATAATGAGTTTTAATAAAGTATTGGCGTTAATTAATAAAAAATACGGAGAAGGCACAATTGTAGTTGCGTCTGACGTAATTCCTAGTACACGAATTACTTCAGGTTCACTTGCTTTAGATGTAATCTTAGGTGGCGGTTGGCCTACAAATCAATGGCATGAAATTGTTGGTGAAGCCAGTAATGGAAAAACAGCATTAGCTCTTAAAACTATTGCCGCTAATCAAAAGAAATACCCTAGTTTTACTGCTGTGTGGGTAGCAGCAGAACAATGGGTTCCTGAATACGCAGAGATGTGCGGAGTAGACCTGTCTAGAGTTCATGTTTTAACAACTAACGTAATGGAAGTTGCTTTAACTGCTGTTTTAGATTTAGTAGAAACAAAGGAGATAGATTGTGTGGTTATTGATTCTTTGGCGGCTTTGGTTCCGGCTGCTGAAGACGAAAAAGAACTTGAAGAGTTTACTGTTGGCCGTGCTGCGTCGTTAATGGCTAAGTTTTTTAGAAAAATGGAAAAAGCTGGTAGTCGCAGTCTTATTAAAGAAGAGCGCCCTTTTGTTGGGTTAATTATTAATCAATACCGTATGAAGATAGGTGTTACTTACGGAGACCCTCGCACTACTCCTGGAGGAGAGGCTAAGAACTACTTTTTCTTTACACGTGTAGAAGTTAAACGAGATGACTGGGTTGAAGTGGGAACTGGTCAAGAAAAGCGTCGTATTGGTCAGACTATTAAATTTCAAACAAAAAAGAACAAGTCTGCTCCACCATCTCAATCAGCTTTTGTAGATTTCTATTTTGCTGATGGTGGCGCAGTTCCTAAAGGTAATTATGATTTTGCCAAAGAAATTGTGGCTATTGGTTATTTATACAAAATCATTAAAAGAGCTGGGGCGTACTACAGATACGCTGGTCGTCAATGGCAAGGTGCAGACGCTTTGTTAGCCTCTTTAAGAGAAGAAATAGATTTAAAAGAAGAGCTAGAAAGAGAAGTTTTGGACGTTGTTAAAAACAAAGGCACTTTAGGTGCTGACCCGACTGTTGAACTTGATGAAGAGTGAGGGTCAAAAACAATCTCTAAAGCATGAAAAGAGATTAGCTAAAAAAGTTGGAGGTGGCAGAAATGCTGGCTCTGGGGCCTTTTGGCAACGTAAAGGCGACGTTAGGTCTAAAGACCTTTTAATAGAGCATAAATGGACTGGTAAACAGTCTTTCACAATGAAAGCCGATGTTCTTGAAAAGATTATTACAGAAGCTATATTAGACAGCAGAACGCCTGTACTAGGTTTCAGTTTAAACAAAGAGAACTACGTAGTACTACTAGAGGATGACTTCCTGCAGATTCGAGATACGCTGCTAAACATGATAGACTTGGAGCGAGAACACACGGAAGAGGAGTAGCCCTATATAAGGAGCATACTTCTTGCCTGCAGAACCCCAAGACGATTGGCGTCATAGCGCCAAGTGCCGTGGTATGGATACTGAACTTTGGTATCCCCCTCGTGATAAAGATTTATATAAAGAAATAGCAGACAGGTCAAAAGCTGTGTGTTTTGGCAAAGATGGTAGACCGCCATGCCCAGTACGAATTCAATGTTTACTTGAGGCAGATAGAGTTGACGAACCCCATGGTATCTGGGGAGGACTTAGTCATCGTGAGCGTAACGCGTTAAAAAGAAAAATAGAAAAAAAGGGAATGACGCTTAAAGAATGGGTTATTGCAGATAGCACAAAGAAGTAGTCTGTGGTAAGTTCATCCTCTAGGAGGAGAGATGATTCTAAGAACAGAAAAAAGTACTGCTTTGGATAAGTTTTTAAAAGCAGGTAAAGCAAACAGCAGGGTGTTAGGAAAAGTAGAAAGACATGTTCTTTCTACACCTCGTGATGCAAGTAGAAGAAGTGATTTGTTGCACCCGTCCGCTATGGTCAGCCCTACTTGGTGTCACAGAGCTTCTTACTTTCATTTACTTGGACATGAGCCTGCACCAAGACCTATAACTTTAAATCAACATATGATTTTTGCTGAAGGTCATCGTATCCACGAAGTTTGGCAAGACGTGTTTAAAGACATGGGAACTTTGTACGGTCTTTGGGAAATGAAAGATACGGGGTTAACGTATTGGGGGTTTGCTGCTGACCATGAAGGCCCTAAGAAATACAGAGAAGTCCCTTTAGATAACGAAGAGTTAATGATTACAGGACACGCAGATGGATGGCTTGTTGGTTTTGGTGAACCACTTCTATTGGAAGTAAAGTCTATTGGTATTGGAAGTATGAGGTACTACTCACCAGGGCTTGTAAAAGCAGATTCTGATTTTGCTGCTGCTTGGAAAGCTATTGAAACACCATTTGAATCTCACATTTCTCAAGTTCAATTGTATTTAAAGTTATTAGAGTTATCTGACCACGAGGTTACTCCTCAAGAAGCGGTAATCATTTATGAATCAAAAGTTAACCAAGAAGTAAAAGAGTTTGTTATAAGAAAAGATTCTTGGGGAATTAACCACGTACTAGACGCCGCTAAAATGATTGTAGAAGCAGTAAAAACCAAAACTCCTCCAGATTGTAACAACGGTGGTAGGATGCTGTGTCAAGGATGTAAGGGGTATAAAGATGAGCAAAAGTAGTTTGATTGCAGATTCCGTTAGTAGTAACGCCTTAACTACACTCAAAGAACAAGGGTTTATAGTTGACCTAGAGGTTGATTTAAGTAGGCCAACTATACCTAGCAATATAACTGAATTAGGTGACGAAGATTTAATGGAGCTGTATACCAAATTTGTTGCGTATTCAGACTTTATTAACACTCAACTTTCTTGTGCAATTATTGATGAGAAAGAGCTAGAACGACGAATAGAGTTAGCAGAGGCTACTACTTTTCTAACGTTATCGACCGCCACTTCTAAATTGACTACTGTACGTCCTCAGGTTGCTTCAGATGAGGATGTAGTTCAGTTAAAAGAAGAACATATGCAAAAGTTTGCGTATAGAAAACTTATTGAAACTATGGCTAACAACTACGATAGAGGAAGCTCAGTATGTAGCCGAGAGCTAACAAGACGAACTTCTAACGATAACTTTAAGACCCGAGCAAAGAAATTTACAACATGACCTCACCCATTAAATTTTTTGATGGTGGGCTTACAAAAGAGGCTAAAAAGTTAGCCATAGGTATTGACCAGTCTTATTCAGGTTTTGCGTTTACTGCTATGGACATAGATACAGGTGATTGGATGACTACAGTCAGCAAGGCTCCTGGCTCTCACGTTGATAGGCTGTACTGGATTGGTAGTTCATTAGAGAACACTTTAAAAACTTTATCTAAAGATGCTGAGGAAGTAGTAGTTGCTATGGAGGGATACGCTTACGGCTCTCAAATGGCAAACATGGCAGGAGAACTTGGCGGTTTAGTTAAGTTAACTTGTTTTATGGGTCTTGACAATTTTCACGGCAAGTATCCCTACATAATCCCACCGACAGTTCTTAAAAAATATGTTACTGGCAAGGGCAACGGCATTCAGAAAAATCAAATACTGCTTCACGTGTATAAAAAATGGGGTGTAGAGTTTACTGACGACAACGCTGCTGACTCTTACGCGCTCGCTCATTTAGCTGCTGGAAGGCACGGCCTTTCTTATGAAAAAGATATTTACAACAACATACAGGACCCTAAATATAGAGAAAAGCCTTAAGCTTTAAGCATTATGGACCAGCCTATTCCCATTAGCTCTTTAAAGCCTGATTACGAGGCAGCCATGGATATGCGTGGAACCCCGACCCATGTCTGTGTTTGTGGGTCAACCCTGTGGAACGTAAAAGCTATGTTTGAAGACTATGAGATTTCTATGTACTTTTTAGACATGGAGTGCGCCCTATGCGGGTCTTTAGCCACCGCTCCCACCCTAGTAGATAGTCCAGGTTACACCCCTAATTAGTAGTTAAATTGCCGTATATTATTTCTCACGGGAGTACTACTAGACGAATACAGAGGAACTACATGTCCGAAATACAAGAAGAGCAAGTATTACGCGTAGGCGCAGGCAGTAACCCACAATCCGTGGCCTCAGCTATTGCACACGCCATATACGAAAGCAATACTTGCAAGATTAGAGCCGTAGGCGCAGGCGCAGTAAATCAAGCTGTGAAAGCGATTGCTATTGCTCGAGGCTACACCGCTCCCAGAGGTATTGACCTAGCCTGTGTGCCGGGGTTTGCCTCAGTTGAAAGTAACGGTGACACTATCAGTGCTATCGTTTTTAGAATTAATGCAGTCAGTTAAGCCTTATTTTTCAAGAGTAAGGCCGTATTGTTGTATTACCAACTCTTAGGCCGAAGAGGTATAAAATGAAAGAACCAAAGAGCAAGTTTTCTACGATGGAAACCAGCGCTGCCCGCGGAGCACGAAACGCTTCTGCTGAAGGCACTTCTGGCAAGCTTGTTAAGAAGAAGGGCGCTCAAGCTGGCGACCCCTACGCACAAGCAAAACCTTCACGTAAGAATGTAAAAGCAGCTGGCGCACGTGCGTATGGTATTAGAACTGCAATGCCTACTTACAAAGACCCTGCTGCAGGAATGACACAAGCTAACGGCAGAGTATTTACTGCTGCGCTAAACCGTCAAGCCCCTAACTTTTCGTCAGGTGCATCAGACGCTTTAGCAAACTAACAACTTAATAGCGAAATAGGACCGAAGCCTAACGGCTCGGTCCTATTTGCATTTTCTCGTTTTGTAACGCCAATAATTGTTAAAGTGTGTTAGGCTAATGACACTCATGTAGTTAAGCATGAATGGGAGAGGCCTATGTTATCTGAAAAGATATTAAATATAGCTAAAGAAGGCTCTATAAATGGCTGTGTTGTAAAGGTATGGTTAATTACTCAACCAAAAGAATTACAAGAAGCATTTGATTCGTTGATTAAAAGTCCAAATGCAAACCTTTCCGTAGCTTATAGGTACATATGTGAAGAAAATAGCAATTTACCATTTAAAAGAACTTCTTTCGTAACTCATATTAGAGGGAGATGCACTTGTCCAGTGAGCTAGTAGAAAAATTAACTACACTTTTAGAAACTGAAGTCCCTGAAACAGCTTGGCTTTGGCCACCTATTCAACAGGCTTCACCTACAGTTATAAAACCAGCTGTGTATAAAGATAAAAAGTCTAGCAAAGGTCAATACAAGTTAGTTATGTTTGTACCAGACCCACAAATTGGATACAGAAAGTATGAAGACGGTACATTAGACCCGTTTCATGACGAGGCCGCAATTGACGTTCACTTTCAATTATTATCGTATTTAGAAGCAAAATATGGTGTAGATGAAATTATTCATTTAGGAGATTTTTTAGATTTACCGACTATGGGTAAGTATGCCCAAGAAGAAATGTTCGCACACACAGTACAACCAGCTATAGATTACGGACATCAGTTGTTAGCTAAACAAAGAGCAACTTGTCCAAATGCAAAAATTGTTTTAATTGAAGGTAACCATGATTGTCGTATGAGTAAGTTTATTACTATGAACGCCATGGCATCTAAAGGTATTAAAAGGGCTATGCCAAAGCCAGATTCTTGGCCTGTCATGTCTATTCCTTATTTACTCAGATTAGACGAATTAAAGGTCAAGTATATTGGCGCCTATCCAGCAGGAGAGTATTGGTTAAATAAAAGTCTACGAGCTATCCACGGAACCAGCGTTCGCTCTGGGGGTTCAACAGCCAGTGCGTATGTAAACAAGAATCCTCACATTTCTACAATTTTTGGACACGCACACAGACAGGAGATGCAATATAAAACTGTACATGACCAAGACGGTCCCATCAGAAGCGTTTCAGCAAGTCCAGGGTGTTTATGCCGTGTGGACGGAGCAGTCCCTTCTTATGGCAGTGGCCTTAGTGAGCAAGGCCGTCCAGTAAAGCATTGGGAAGATTGGCAACAAGGAGTTATGATTGGCTGGATTAGGGAAGATGGCCATTTTATACTGCAGCCAATTAACATTTTAGATGGTTGGACGGTTCACGAAGGAAAAGAGTTTACCGCTAACTAACGTTCTGATAGGCGTATTATGTATGTATGCCAGGTACCCATCAGAATGTACAGAGTCTCGGAGCTTCGGGACTCTATGGAACTTACACTAATTACGGTGGCGGCGGTGTTCCTGTTGCTCGTTCTGAGCTCGACTATTTACGTATGGGTGTGGGTCGAGAACCTTCCGCAGAGTATCCAGATGGGTACCTAGGCACTATACGTTCACGACGTGACGACAGAGGCCTTGCTAACGGAACTTCTGACCGCGTCTTAGATAAAATGAAACAACGTGTAGGACAACGTTCCTACCAACGTGGAGTGCATCGCGGAGAACGCATTGACCCATCAGATTATTATTATCCTTCTGGTTTAGATAGAGACCGTGGAATTAAAAGACAAATGGCTGCCGCTCGTCGCGGAGACCTTGTACCTAGAAACGCACCAGTATCTAAACTAGCACCTGCACCTCATTTAGTAAATGATGGTAAAGCAAATACAAAACACAACGCTCCATATGAAGTAAACCAACGACGCGTTGACCAAATTTCTAGATTAAAGCCTGGGTGGAATTAATGCCAAATACACCTGATGGAGTATATGGAGAAAGACCATGGTCTACTAACAGACCTTGGATAGCGGCTGGTAAAGCTGCGTATCCTCCTCAAGCATATATTGGCCCATTTGCCAGTAATCAAGAAAGACTATTAACTCAATCTTTAGAAGTAGCTAACATGACGGCTGAAGAGATTCAAGAATACGTACGCCCACCCCTGCCTCAGGTAGAGATGTTTCCACCTAGATTTGGGTATAAGAACACGGAATACAGTATTGAGGATATCGTTGAGCTTACTAGCAGGACTTACGAAAGAACTGATTATGCTCAGCAGCCAAACACTACTGAGTCCACCAGTCGAAACACCCTAGGACAGGTATAAAATAGGATTATGGAAAATACAATTACGTATTTAGACGACCAAGGCGAAGGCATGCCCTACGTGCTTGACCCGGTAACCGGTAAAAGTTTATCCGTGTACAACGGGTCAGTTCCATGCGGAAGTTGCGGGTCCCTATTAAATCCAGTTCAATCTTTATCATCCACCCTATGTCAACCATGTGGCCGTAAGAAAGCAGCTAAATCAGTTGCTAACAGAATGGCTTAAGAAAGGTAAACATGACAGTCAATAACTCACGTTCACAGAACGCAGATATGTTAGAAGGCGCAACAGACGGTAAGTACCGTAAGCGTCGTCCAAACACAACTGTAGCCCCAGGTATGGGCGACCAGATTGTTGTTCAAAACCGTGCAGGTTTAAATCCTTATATGAATTATGATTTTATTAATTCAGAGGCTCCTAACAAAGTAAACCCAGGAGCTTAATATGGCAAAGCCAGCCCGCGCCAATCAAAGAAATGCTGGAGAGCACATTCTTAATAGAAAGCCTTTCAAAGCATCTAACTTTTCAGGCGGTAGTTCTTCTACAGGGCTAGGTCGTTTGCCAGAAGATGAAGCAGCAAAGTTTAAAGAGCATAACCCTGAGTACGTAGTTAACTCGTACCAGACACCAATTGCTTGGTATTCTGAGAAAGCTGGATGGCACGTGCCAAGCACTAAATATAGCTCGTCTACATCTAAGCATCAAAACGTAGTTCGTCGTGCAGTCGAATTTGGCGAAGGTAAGGATGGAGCAACAAAGTGATTCCAAGTAAGAGTCAATTTAATTCTAGCAAAGAAGGCTTAGCCGTTTTAGGAAAGGCCGTTTCTGCAGCAAAAGAAAAAAATGAAGCAGCAAAGAATGACCCATGGGTAAATACTGGTAAAGACGTAGCAAACGATTATCGTGACCCAATGCCATCAGTTAAAGTAGTAAAGAAAGCAAAATAATGAAGCCAGTATCTGCGCAATTTAAAAAAATTGAACTTCCAACTCAAAGCGAACAAGAAGTACGCGCTGTAGTGGCTAAAGGAAATAAAGTTGCAAACGCAAAGCGAGAAGCTTCTGATAGCGTATTTGAACAAGATTTACGAATGATTGCAAAAGAAGAAAAGGGTTCTAAAGTAGAGAACAATCTAAGAGTCCGTGCTGCTGCTGACGACACTGGACCTCTACGCAACCTAACTGAACGTGAGCACGGATTTGTTCAACAGGCACAAAATCGTTTTGAAAGAAGCACTGGACCTGAAAAAGAAGCACATCGTAAACAAATTGGAAAAGCGCTTCAAAAAGGCGTAATTGATAGTCGACGTGTAACTAGATTAGCTTGTCAAACCCCAGGTTGCGGTAGTTCTGTATCTATGGAATCCTCAAAGGGAGATGTAACCTGCCCTTCTTGTACAGCTTCTGGAGATAAGGCTGGAGCAACATATAAAGACCGCCCAGAAACCGTTATGAGTGGAGACCGTTCTGACGTGGGTACAAAACGTGGCCGCGCCTAAAAAACTACAAAACATCCCTGACAGACCAGAGTTTGAAGGTCGAGATGTGTACAAACATACAGTTGGGGACGACAAAGCAGCAACCGCAGCTAAGTTAGATAAACTTGGTGAGACTAATCCAAACGATTTAAGAATCCACGCTGGTGGATATTACTCAGTTTTAAAGAAACCTAAAAAGAATACGAAATAACTAGCCTTATCTGATAGGCTACACGTTCTACGATTAGGAGCATCAAATGGTTTTAGACCTGTCTACTTTAAATGACGGTGGAGCTGAACAAGAACCCCATTTTAGACTATTAGTTTGTCGTACCTGTAAAACGATTGATGAACTTCCTTCAGCAGACCAAGACCCAAGTAACGTACTTTTAGAGATAACAGTAGAGCGCCATGGTGCAGACCATATAGGTGTTTTATACAACGTACCAGCCGTCATTTGGATGTCTGAGAAAATGAGACCACAAGTTATCGAACAGATACAAGGTGGCGGTTCGTCTGGATTAGACGCTTTTGGAACCCAATTTTATGCAACTAAGATGCAGTTTGCAGAAGACGCTATGGCTTGCTACGGACAACATAATAGGCCTAAGGGTCAGTGCCCTGACTACAAGTCAGAAAAGAAAGTATTAAAACCAGGAACTGCTAAAGACAGAGCAGATGCGGGGTTGTCTTCAACTCCAACAGGCCCTAAGATATATCTATGCGATTTTTGTCCAGTTAAATCGTTTAATATGACCAAGCACCATGAGTCGAAGGGACT